AAAAGCAGACGAGTTTGCTAAATATTTAAAAAAAATATTATTAGATAGCAGACTACCAGAAGAAGACAGAAAAAAAGCACAATCAATGATTAAAAGATTTGATAAAGGTGGAAGTAATATGAGTTCAGCAAAATTTCAATTTGCACAAAGAGATAGAGTAGGAAAAAGTTTAGCAGATGCTAAAGCAAACAATTTAATGTTTTACAAAGGAAAAGATGGCAAGAAAAAAGCTGCTGTTTCCAAAACAGATTTAATAGCATTTAGAAAAAGAGAAAATAATCCTGATTTAACATTAAGAGATTACTTAAATAAAATGCAGGGTAAGACAAGAAGAAAAGATACTAAAAAAACTATACCCGTTATTAAACCTGAAAAACCTTTTATAAAACGCAAGCCAACAAAAGAAGAATTAAAAGCTGATAAGAAAAAAAATAAACCATCTACATCTGTTGGAGCAGGTGCAGTAAAAACTGTGGCAGGAACTGCTGCGGCAACATCTGCTACAGAAATAAATAGAAAGTTAAGAGAAAAAGCAAAAGGTGAAAAGACTGATACTAAGACTAAAACTAAAACACCTGTAGCTAAAGACAAACCAAGTTTATTAAAAAGAATTATGACTAAAAAAATATTTCCTACTAAAAAACAAGAGGAAAAAAGAGCAAAATTAAAAGAAACTTTTGGAAGAAAACAAAAACCAACTGTAACTTCACAATACAAAAAAGAAATGAGTTACAATATGGGTGGAAGTGTAAAAGTAAAAATGAGCAAAGGTGGATTTAAAGGAACTTTTTAATGGCAGTAAACTACAGAGGAGAAAAATTTTCTGGTTATAACAAACCAAAAAGAACTCCGGGCAAAAAGAAAAAATTTGCTGTGCTTGCTAAAGTAGGTGACAAAGTAAGGTTAATAAGATATGGTGACCCAAATATGAAGATAAAAAAGAACATACCGAACAGAAGAAAAAGTTTCCGAGCAAGACACAAGTGTGATACCGCTCCTCCTTCTAAACTAACTGCGAGATATTGGAGTTGTAGAAAATGGTAAGAAGAGGTGGAATGAGAACTCAGATGGCAAGACAAATGGGTGTATCAAAAAACAAAGCAGATGAGCTTTTAGAAAAAGGCAGACAAATGAATGATGCAGAAGGATTTAACAAAGGAGGATCTAGCATGGCTAAAAAATTTCCAGACTTAACAGGCGATGGTAAAACAACATACGCAGATATTCTTAAAGGTAGAGGAGCTTTTGCAGGTGGTGGAAGTATGACCATTATTATTGGAGCGAATGTTTCACGTGAAACATCTTCAGTAGAAAAAATTACACCTGGCCCAAAGGACATAAAAGTAGAAATGAACAGGCAAGTGAGAAACCAGGAATTTAAGGGAACTCCTCCTGTTCAAGTAAAAGGAAGAAAGTTTTCTGGAGTTTATTAATGGACTCTACAAACTTTGCGTATGCTATTTTAAAAAAAATACAGCAACGCATAGAATTAACAAAGGACTCACTTACAGGCGGTTCCTTTAAAACGATGGAAGAATATAAACAGGTTGTTGGAGAACTAAAAGGTCTCCAAGTTGCAGAAAGAGAAATAAAGGATCAATTAGAAAGTAAGGAGGAAAACTTTGACTAAAACACTTTATGTGCCAGAACATGTAGCCAGAAAAGGAAAGAAAGAAAAACAGGTAAATATTGAAAATCTGTATCAACCAAAAGATACAAAAGTTCTTGACCCTAGTTTAATCAAAAAAAATTTAAAGGAAAGATTACCACAACCCACTGGTTGGAGAATATTGGTAATGCCATACATGGGCAAAGCAACTACAGATGCAGGATTATACATTCCTGACACTGTCAGAGAACGTGAGCAACTAGCAACTGTGGTGGCTTATGTTTTAAAAATTGGACCTTTGGCTTACAAAGATCCAAACAAGTTTGGGCCAGGAGAAGCTTCTTGGTGCAAAGAAGGTCAATGGGTTTGCATTGGCCGTTACGCAGGATCTCGTTTTAAAATAGACGGTGGTGAAGTGAGAATTATAAATGATGATGAAGTAATCGCTACTATATTAGAACCAGATGATATCAAACATATTTAACCAGAAAGGATAGCAAAACTCATGGAGATAAAGAATCATGCAAGAAGAAGAAAAAATACAAAAACCAGATGAAAATGAAGTTGAAGTAGAACTTAAAGAAGAAAAAAACGAAGACAATGTAGAAAAAGTAGAAGAAGAGGTCGAAGCTAAAAAATCTGACGAATTAGAGGATTACAGTTCTAATGTAAAAAACAGAATAGACAAATTAACACGCAAGATGCGTGAAGAAGAACGTCAAAAGGAAAGTGCTATTCAGTTTGCAGAGAGCGTTAAAAAAGAAAACGAAAATTTAAAAACCAGATTAGATAATTTAGATAAAGGTTATTTAGAAGAATTTAACACCAGAGTACAATCTCAGTTAGAATCTGCTAAAAGAGCCTTGAAAGATGCTAATGAATCAGGTGATGCGGACAAAATTGTGGAAGCACAGGCAAATTTAGCAGCAGTTACGGTTGAAAAATCTAAAATAGCCAAGCCAAAAGTTGAAAAAACAGAAGAACAACCAAATCAACAGCCAATTGTTCCGAATCAACCTCAACCAATACCCCCTCAACCACCTCAACAAGCTCAAAATCCTAAGCCTGATCCTAAAGCAGAGGCTTGGGCAGCTAAAAATGAGTGGTTTGGACAAGATGAAGTTATGACATATGCATCATTTGGCATTCATAGACGATTAGTAGAGGATGAAGGGTTTGACCCGACCACTGATGAGTACTATAGTGAGCTTGATAAACGAATTGCAGCAGAGTTTCCTCATAAAGTGGGGCAAACGAAGCAAACGGGGGGAAGTCAAAAGGTAGTTTCGGCTACTTCTTCTAAATCCCGCAACAAAGGAGGTAAAAAAACTGTGAGACTATCGCCTTCTCAGGTTGCAATGGCAAAACGATTAGGTGTTCCATTGGAGGAATACGCAAAACACGTTAGACAGGAGGCTTAAATGAATAGTCCAGTAAATAAAAACACAAGAACATCTAGAGATGCTCAATCTCGCACTAATAATGCAAGAAGAGCACCTTGGAGACCACCATCCATGTTGGATGCGCCCAAACCACCTGAGGGTTATGTACATAGGTGGATAAGAACCGAAGTTATGGGTTTTGACGATCGAAAAAATGTCTCAGCGAAGGGAAGAGAAGGTTGGGAATTGGTTCGAAAGGACGAATATCCCGACTTTGAAGTACCTTCCATAGAAGATGGAAAGCACGCTGGAGTTATTGGTGTTGGAGGATTGCTTCTAGCACGTATACCAGTTGAAACCGTTGAAGAACGCTCTAAATATTTCCGAGATCAATCTCGCAATCAAATGACGGCAGTGGATAATGATTTAGCTCGTGAAGAGCATCCTGCGATGCCTATACACAAGGCAGAAAGACAAAGTCGTGTAAGTTTTGGAGGTTCTCGCAAGAGTGAGGACTAATTATTAATTTTTTATGGAGATAAAGAATGGCAAATTCTAATGGAGCGTTTGGATTAAGACCTTTAAGAAAATTAGGTCAAAATACAAACAGCACTGGTACAACAGAATATAGAATAGCCGCAGGAAATACCAATAAACTGTATCAAGGGCAAGCAGTTATTCCTTTAGCTACAGGTTTTATCGATCAGTTGCAAGCAGCAACTGGCGGTAATGTTCCTATACTAGGTGTTTTTTACGGTTGTGAATATGTTTCAAGTACTAGTGGAGAAACTATTTTCTCAAACACTTGGCAAGGGTCAGGGGCGGATACTAATCATCCAGTAAAAGCTTTTATATATGACGACCCAAGTCAACTTTTTGTTATCGCTGGCGATGCTGGTGGAACAAGTTTTGATACTGAAGCAGAAATAAGAGCAGGAGTATTTTCTAATGTTCAATTAGCTAGTGGTAATAGCGGAAGTGATACAACTGGTATGTCTTCTGCTGTTGCAGACTTGAGCACTATTGCTACTACTGCAACTTTTCCTTTGCGTATTGTGGGTATTCAGGATGATCCTGAAAACTCAGATTTTACTGTAGCAGGTATTCCTTTAATTGTGCGTATTAACGCTCACTTCAATGCACCTGCAAGCAGTTTCGATTCGCAAACAAACGCTAACTCAACTGGTATATAAGGAGATTAAACTATGGCGATATCTAGAGCACAATTAGCTAAAGAGCTAGAACCTGGTCTTAATGCCTTATTTGGCCTTGAGTATCAGAGATACGAACAGCAGCATACTGAAATTTTTGACACAGAAAATTCTGAAAGAGCATTCGAAGAAGAAGTAATGTTAACAGGTTTTGGTTCTGCTCCTGTAAAAAGTGAAGGCGCAGCAGTTGCATTTGACGATGCAAATGAGTCTTTTACCGCAAGGTATAACCACGAAACTATTGCTTTGGCTTTTTCAATTACTGAAGAAGCAATTGAAGACAATCTGTACGACAGACTATCTTCAAGATATACAAAAGCATTGGCTAGAAGTATGGCAAACACCAAGCAAGTAAAAGCTGCTGCTGTTTTAAACAACGCATTTGACACAACAGTGACAGGTGGTGATGGTGTTTCTTTATGTAATGGGTCTCACCCATTAACAAATGGAGGAACATTTAGAAACCAACCAACCACTGCTGCAGATTTAAACGAAACAAGTTTAGAGAATGCATTAATTGATATTAATGCTTTTGTTGATGAGCGTGGTTTAAGAGTTTCTGTACGTGGATTAAAATTAATTATTCCGTCAAACCTACAATTTGTAGCAGATAGAATATTAGAATCTACTTTAAGATCAGGAACAGCCGATAACGACATAAACGCTATGAGAAACATGGGAGTGCTTCCTGAAGGTTATGTTGTCAACAACTATTTAATAGACACCGATGCATTTTTCATTAAGACTGATGCACCAAGAGGTTTCTTACATTTTGAAAGAATGCCTATGTCTACTAAGATGGAAGGTGACTTTGACACAGGAAACATGAGATTTAAAGCAAGAGAGAGATACTCTTTTGGTTTCTCAGACCCAAGATGTGTTTACGGCTCACAAGGAGCTTAATCTAGGATTTAACTTGCCCTATGGACTGACCTAGCAGACGCTTATACGACCATAGGGCAAAAAACTTTATAAGAGGTAAAAATATGGCTAATACAACTTTTAATGGTCCAGTCCGTTCCGAGAATGGATTTAAAACTATTATAAAAAATTCTGATACTGGTGCAGTTACCAGTGATATGACTTTATCAACTTACAGCACTTCAATAACTGTTGCTGCTACTGGTACTGACCACAAAGAAACTTCTATAGGCATACCATCAAACTTTATACCTATGGGTGTAGCAATAACTGTAACTAGTGCTTCAGCTAATGCAGTTAATGTGGTCGATATAGGAACAGAAGCTGATGATGATGGTTTTGTTGATGGTATAACAGCAGCGCTAAACAGCACAGGCTTTAAAGGTTTCTTCCCTTGTAACGGAGTTTTAGGTATGAGTGGTGGTACAACAACTGCTGCTACTGAAACAGCAGACGAGGTTCAACTTGTAGTTTCTGGCACGGCTGGTGCTGGTGGAGTAGTCGCACTTAAATTTTTTGGTATATCTTCTGATTCGCCAACAACTTAATAGGAGATAATTATGGCCGATACAAATACTAATACCACTATTATAGATGGTGATAGGAAACTTGTTCAGTCATTTGTTCATACTTATGTGGATACTGGTGAGGGCACTGCTGTTAAAAAAATTGATGTCAGTGCTCTTGCTGCAAACGCAACAGGTCAAGCTTGTACAAATGTTAGGATAACAAAAATAAAATTTTCAACGATTGGCTGTTCTGTTAAAATATTAGGAAATGCGAGTACTAATGTTTTGTTAATTGAACTTCCTACAGACTATCAAGGAGAATTTGATTTTACTAGTTTTGGAGGTATACCCAATACTGCGGCAGGAACTGCTGGAGCAGACGGTGATATTTACTTTCAGACTCACGGTGAAGGAGCAAATGATACATATACTGTCATAATTGAAGCAGTTAAGGAGTACTAATGGCTACATCAGGAAGTTCAGATTTCAATCTGGATATAGCAGAAGTTGCAGAAGAAGCTTTTGAAAGATGTGGTTTAGAGTTACGAACAGGTTACGATGCAAGAACTGCTAGAAGATCGTTAAATCTTTTATTTGCAGAATGGTCAAACAGAGGTTTAAACCTTTGGACTGTTGAAAAAATAACTCAAACTGTTGCACGATTATCTGCATCTTCTTCTGTGGATACATATCCTATTGGAACAATAACAATGACCGTGGCGGCTTCTGCAAATTTTACTGTAGGAGAAACCATAACAGGTGGCACAAGTAATGCTACTGCTAGTGTGATTACAAAACCTACTGCTACTACAATGACTATTACCGTTCCTGTAGGAACGTTTTCTGCAAGTGAAACTTTAACTGGTTCTAGTAGTAGTGCTACAACTACACTTTCTTCTGCAATATCTTTAGAAACAGTTCAGTCTACTGTTGATGTTTTAGAGGTATCTGTTCGAAGAAGTGGTTCTGATACTATTTTAACTAGAATAAGTAGAGGAGATTATTTAGCTATTGCTAATAAAGATACACAAGGCAGACCAACGCAATATTTTGTGGATAGACAAATAACTCCTACAATAACTTTTTGGCCTATGCCTGAAAACTCTACAGATCAAATAATATATTACAGGGTGAGAAGAATAGAAGATGCAGATACTTCTGTTAATACTGGTGATATACCTTTTAGATTTTTACCTTGTATGGTAGCAGGACTTGCTTATTATCTATCTGTTAAAAGAGCGCCTAATAGAATAGGTGTATTAAAAGATATTTATGAAGAAGAGTTTCAAAGAGCAGCTTCCGAAGACGGTGAGAGAACAAGTCTTAGATTAGTTCCTTCTTATTCATCATTGAGAGTAACATAATGGGAAGATACGCTTCAGGAAAATATGCTTTAGGTATTTCTGATAGATCTGGTAGAGCTTATAAACTAAGAGATATGATACAAGAGTGGAATGGTTTGTTAGTAGGTAAAGATGAATACGAGCCTAAACAACCACAAATACAACCAAGAAAAATAAAACCAGACCCTGAAGCTTTAAGAATTAGTAGGACAGACAGAGTGGAGCCTATATCTCAAGTTATTTTAAACCCTAACTCATTTACTTCAGGGGATGCAGGTAGCACAACAATTACAGTTTTAGAGCCTGGACATAACAGAACAACGGGAGATATTGTCCGTTTTAGAGAATGTGAGGGTTTTGACGGATTTACAAAATCTATGTTAGAAACAAGCACAGGTTTTGAAATTACAGTTATTGCGACCACAGGTACTTTAGTAACTTCTGACTCTTACACTTTTACTGCTACAGGTGGAGAAACTGCTACTGCTGGAAATACAAAAGGTGGAGGAGACAATGCTACCGCAGGTCCTGTTGACGATCCTCATTTAACAAGTTATCCTATAGGTTAGTGCTATGGCATATACATTTACAACATTAAAAACAGCAATACAAGATTATACACAAAATACAGAGACTACTTTTGTTAATCAGTTGCCAAGATTTATATTAAACGCAGAGGAAAGAATATTTAAAGAATGTGAGCTTTCTGTATTTAAAAAATATGTTTTGGGATCCGCTAGCTCTTCTAACAAGTTTTTAGTAAAACCAACAGATTTTTTAGCTCCTTTTTCACTAAGCGTAATAAATGATAATAACAATGAATTTTTATTATATAAACATGTAACATTTGTTCAAGACTACACTCCTAATCCTACTACTACAGGAACACCTTTGTATTATGCAGATTGGGATGAGGATACTTTTATATTAGCACCAACACCAAGTGCAAGTTTTCAAATGGAATTACATTATTTCTACAGACCGACTTCAATAACTGCTACAGCTGATGGCACATCTTTTTTAGGCACAAATGCAGAATTAGCTTTGTTATATGCTTCGTTAGTAGAGGCATATACATTTATGAAGGGTGAAGCAGATCTGTTGCAATTATACAACGCAAGATATCTAGAGTCACTGAAATGGTTAAAGAATTTAGGAGAGGGTAAGAACACTAGAGATGCTTACAGATACGACAATCTTAGAAGAGATACTGCGTAATGGTAGCAAACAAAAGCTCTAGCGAATTAGGACCAGTTAATGTTGTTACTACTTCTAATCGTGGGCATAGTGCCGAAGAAATGGCAGACATGGCTTTGAATAAAATAATGATGGTGAGCGACAATGCTCCTCCTGTCATACGAGATCAAGCTATAGCATTCAGAAAGAAGTTGAAAGAGATACTGATTTTTTATATGAATAGAATGGCGCAAAGTGAAAGAACAACAATTTGGGCATTAATGAAAAAACAAGGTCACGAAGATGTGGCAGAAATAATTAGGAGGCTATAATGGCAATAAATCAAGCAATGTGTGGAAGTTTTAAAAAAGAAATACTAGCAGGTATTCATAGATGGACAACATCTTCTCGTGGAGATAGTTCTTCTATTTCAGCAGATAATTTTTATGTAGCGATGTTTACTGCAAGTAGAACAGACGCTAATGAAGATTTAACAGGGTATACCGCAACAAACGAAGTTAGTGGAACTAATTACACCGCAGGTGGTCAGGTTTTATCAAGTGTAACTATTGGATTATCAGATAATTCATCTTCAGTTCCTACTGCTTTTTTAGATTTTGCAGACACTACTTTTTCATCATCTACTATTAGTAACGCTAGATGCGCGGTTATTTATAATCATTCGTTAACAAACGCAGGAACGGCAGGAACTGTTACTCATGCGGCTAAACCATCTGTTGCAGTATTAGATTTTGGTGGTAACAAATCTTCTAGTTCTGGAGATTTTACTATTCAATACCCTGCAAATGATGCAAATAACGCGGTTATTAGAATAGCTTAATATGTCGCATTTTACTTACACTGTAACAGTCGTAAGTTCTGGTGGATTTAAATATGTTATAAATGGCGTACAACAAGCCAATTTAAATTTATTTGAAGGTGCTACATACAGATTTGATCAATCAGATTCTTCAAACAGCGGACATTTTTTAAGATTTTCAACAACCTCTGGTGGAACGCACAGTAGTGGTTCTGAATATACTACAGGTGTAACCACTTCAGGTGTTCCAGGTAATTTAGGAGCTTATACACAAATAACAGTAGCGGCATCGGCTCCAGACCTTTTTTACTATTGTCAATATCACTCAGGAATGGGAGGTATAGCAACAACGGCAGGAACAATATTATCTGGGTGGGGGAGATCAACATGGAATGCTGGTCCGTGGGGTGAAGGCACTTTTGCAGTAAGCACTTCTGTAACAGG